TCAACGAAGCCTGCAACAGCGCAGGCTCCGCATTCAACAAATACCCGGGAGACTTTACACTCTTCCATCTCGCGACTTGGTCAAGCGACACCGGCAACGAAGTGCCGCTCCCGGCTCACGCCAACCTCGGCACAGCCATCACCTTCATCGAAAAACCGGCCGAGCTCCCGATGCTCGCAGCCATCAAGGAAGCAAAATAACATGGCCCGACTAGGCAAAAACAACCAACACACATTCTCACGAATTCCTTCAGCCAACATCTCACGATCGGTTCTGAACCGATCCTGCTCACTCAAAACGGCCTTCGACTCCTCGAGGATCATTCCGATCTTCGTGGACGAAGCACTACCAGGCGACACAATCAATATGCGAATGGCCCACTTCGCGCGCCTGGCAACTCCGCTCAAGGCCCTCATGGACAACATCTTCATGGACACCTGGTTCTTCGCCGTTCCCTACCGACTGGTCTGGGAACACTGGCCGAACTTCAACGGCGAACAGGAGGATCCATCAGACTCCATCGACTACGTCATTCCGCAGATGAACTCAGGTTCATCTGGCGGCTACACCGAAGAGTCGATCCACGACTACTTCGGTATCCCTACCAAAATCGAAAACCTGTCCCACACATCATTGTTTCACCGAGCTTACGGGCTCATTTGGGACGAATGGTTTCGAGACCAAGACCTACAATCCAAGTACCTCACACGTCCCATGGACACCGGCGACGGACCCGATGATCCATCGGAGTACTACCTCGCTCGCCGCAACAAACGCCACGACTACTTCTCGAGCGCCAGACCCTGGCCTCAGAAAGGAGATCCGGTCCAACTCTCGCTGGGAGACTCAGCACCCGTCGAGAAAGACCCGGTCGACGCAACCTTCAACGTCTCCATCCCCGGAGACTCTGTCTTCAACGTCAACGTCCAGGGCGGCGACGGAGTCCCTGCCGCGACCATCGTAATCCTGGACGACACGAACAATCCTTCATCACCAACAGACCTCGAGCACGGTGACCACACCGGGCTCATCGCAAACCTCACCGACGCAGCAGCCGTCACCGTCAACCAACTCCGCGAAGCGGTCCAAATTCAGAAACTGTATGAACGGGACGCTCGCGGCGGAACACGCTACACCGAAGTACTACGATCACACTTCGGTGTCACATCCCCGGACTCAAGACTCCAACGCCCGGAATACCTGGGCGGTGGAACGACACCCGTGATGATTAATCCCATCACGCAAACTAGCGGCACTCCGGCTGCGGCCGGATCCGCACAAGGCAACGTCGCCGCAATCGGCGTCGCAGCCTCCAACAACATCGGGTTCAACAAATCGTTCACCGAGCACTGCCTCATCATCGGACTAACATCGGTCCGGGCAGATCTCACCTACCAACAGGGACTCGAACGCATGTGGTCGCGTAAAACACGCTTCGACCACTTCTGGCCGGCCCTCCAGGGACTGGGGGAACAGGCCATCCTGAACAAAGAAATCTTCGCGCAAGGCGCAGACGTCGGCGATCCGGCCGACCCAACGGACGACAAAGTCTTTGGTTACCAGGAGCGATATGGGGAATATCGCTATAAACCAAGTCGTGTCACCGGCAAGATGCGGAGCAACGCAACTCAATCACTCGACATCTGGCACCTGGCCCAGGACTTCGCAAGTCTGCCCGACCTCGAGGTCGGCTTCATTGCAGAAAAACCACCTATCGCCCGCATCCTGGCCGTCACCGACGAACCCGAATTCATCTACGACGGGCACTTCACCTACAAATGCATTCGTCCCATGCCGACCTACGGAGTTCCCGGCATGATGGACCACTTCTAATGCTCGCTCTCCTCTTCCTCAACTTGCTCGGCTCCGGCATAACAGCCGGAGTCAACGTATACCTGCAACGCGAACAGCGGAAATGGCAGGAACGCATGAGCAACACGGCGCACCAGCGCCAAATAGCCGACTTGAAAAAGGCCGGCCTCAATCCAATCCTCTCCAGCCAATACGGCGGAGCATCAACACCAAGCGTCGCTGCTCCCTCGGTCCCGGACTTCGGGCCGGGGATCAACAGCGCACGCAGACTCAAGGTCGAGCTAAAGAATATGCGCGAACAGCGCAGCCTCACCCGAGCGGAAATCGCCGGGAAAAACTCGACCATCAACGTTCAAATCCAACAGCAACACGAATCAAGACTCCGTCAACAACATCTCGAACTTCAGAACATCGCTTCAGCCTACGGCCTGAGCAAAATGCAAGTCGACCACAAATTCTACAAAACAGGCTACGGCAAAATCCTCCGAGAAATCGAACTCGGCGCCGCACCCGTCAGCAAAATCCTCGGGGGCGTAGCAGCCGGATTCGGACTCGGAAGACTCACCAAAGGCGCACGCAAGACGCGCCGCACCGGACCGCCCGCAAGGGACATCCGTAAACCCAGGCCTGGGTTTACAGAAAGAGGGAAGTAATGACCGACACAAAACGACGTATACGACGAGACGGCGATCGGACTCGCCTCCAAACTGAATTCAAGAACGACGGCAAAACGCAGCAACACTTCCGTGATTCCGTCGACGTCAACAAGATCCTCAAGAACTACGACCGTACTGGTCAAATCACGCACCTGGCAAAAACGCAACCGCGTTACGGCGACTTCTCGTCAGGCATGACGTACCACGAAGCCTACGATCAGGTCCTCGCCGCCCAGGACTCCTTCGACCGCCTACCCGCGGAGCTCCGACTCCGCATGGGCAACGATCCTGGAATCCTCCTCGAGTTCATCCACGACGAGGAGAACTTCGAAGAGGCCGTGAAACTCGGCCTCGTCGAAGACCGCCGCCCCCCTGTGGAAAACCCCACAGAACCAGATCCCACCCCGGAGAAACCCGAACCCGGAACACGCGCGGGAAAACCCCCTACAGCGACAGCGTAAGCGTCTCTACACCCTTGTTCCAATAGACGCACTGACACCCGTGTCAGAAACCCTACACAATACGAGGAGAGACTGAAATGACATATCGAGAGGACCTCGAGAGCCTGGAAAACAGGCTCAACCAAAGGGCAGCCGATCGCAAGAACACCGCGAAAGCGCTATATCTGCGCATGCTTGCCCGTACAAACAAGGAGCCAGAATGCGACGCAGACGAATCTCCAGACGAAAAAGCCGCAGAGCCTTCACACGGGGCTACAACCGGATCAACAAGAAGAACCTCCGCGCCCAGCCCATGCGCGGTGGATGGCGCCTCTAAGCGCATCCTGTGACCTGCTACGCCCCTCTCACCGGGCATCGCTCTCGAAGCGGCGGGAAGATCTCCTTCTCGCATCAAGACAGCTTCATCGATCGCCCGGTGACGGTCGCGTGCGGAGCCTGCATAGGCTGCCGTAAAGAAAGACGACGCCAATGGGCCGTCCGCTGTATGCACGAAGCACAGACCACCGTCGACGACGACGGGGTACCAATCAACTCCTTCGTCACAGCTACCTATCGCGACGCCGACCTCCCACCCTGGCGGAGCTTAGACATCAGCCACTGGCAGAACTTCGCTAAACGCCTTCGCAAAAATGTCGGGCCCTTCCGCTACTTCCACTGCGGAGAATACTCACCCGACAAGCAACGCCCGCATTATCACGCCTTGATCTTCGGGCTCAACTTCACGTCCGACCGCGAGCTCCTCAAGACAACCGACGGCGGACATAAACTCTACACATCAAAAACACTCGACGACAACTGGCAGCACGGCGACTGCTACTTCGGAGACGTCAGCTACCAATCGGCCTCCTACGTCGCCGGCTACTGCATCAAAAAACTCACCGGCCAAAAAGGCCGGGACTATTACGCCATCCGAGACCCTGCCTCGGGAAAACAACTCGTCGATACGGTCACTGGGGAAATGCTCTCGAGAACCCCACCGTACGCAACCATGTCGCGCCGACCGGGCATCGGCCACGACTGGTACCAACGCTACGGGAAAACGGATGTCGTCAAGCACGACACCGTCATCCAAACCAATGGCCAGGAGGGAAAACCTCCCAAATACTACGATCAATTCCTCTCTGAGGAAAAGCTTGCTCAGGTCAAAGCAGAGCGCTCACGCAAAGCGAAACAACGCTCAGCAGACAACACCTGGCAACGCCTCAGAGCCAAAGAAATCTGCGCGATCGCCAAAGAAAAGCAACGCGCATGACCTTTCCCTCCAAAGCCAGCACCCGCACTAAAGCAATTTTCTTGAAAGCTCTTGAAAGGAAATAGCATGGATTCAATCAAAGAAGCACTCCGCGAAGCGGTGCTACTCATCATCCGCATCCTGGAATCCATCATCGCTCAAACGCCCTGAGAGCCAAAGACCCAAGACAAACCCAAAGACCAACCAACACATAGGAGCACCTCATGACACTAGAAAAATTCGCCATCTACGACTGCAAGGCCGAAGCCTACATCAAGCCATTCTACGAGCCTACCGTAGGCATGGCCATGAGGAGCTTCAACGAAGCCTGCAACAGCGCAGGCTCCGCATTCAACAAATACCCGGGAGACTTTACACTCTTCCATCTCGCGACTTGGTCAAGCGACACCGGCAACGAAGTGCCGCTCCCGGCTCACGCCAACCTCGGCACAGCCATCACCT